AAAGATAATCTCAAAATTGATTTCAGCAAATATGGATCATCAGAACCTGGATATGGCGCAGTTCCTCCGCAGCCAATCATTGACGAAGGTGGCACTTTAATTGGTATTGCTGAAAACAAGCAATATATACCAAGCCAAGAAGAACTTGATGCAGAAGTCGAGCGCATTCGCAGCGGAAAGCCAGGATTGTCTGAAGAAGCATATGAAATGGCTGCTTACACCAATCTTGCACATAAGAGAGTTTAATCATGCCAGCCAAAACAGGAACAAAAGGTTTCGGAAAGGGTCGTGCTAAACTCGGTTCAAAGAAACGAAAGGCTCGACGCAAGAAGAGTTAATTATGAAGATCTCTATCGGTAAGTATCCGAAGAAAGGTGAACAGAAAAAGTCTATTCGCATTGATCCATGGGATACATGGAACATGGCGCATACTCTTTCCGACATCATTCATCCGATGCTCAGGCAGTTGCACAAAACAAATCATGGTGCACCATTTACCGATGATGAAGATGTTCCTGAGCATCTCCGTTCCACTAATGCCAAACCAAAGAAGAATGAATGGGATACTGACGAGTTCCACTTCAAGCGTTGGGATTGGATCATGAAAGAGATGATCTGGGCATTTGGCGAACTTGCCAAAGATCGCGATCCAGATTTCTGCATCAAAAAACCCAAATACGAATACAAGAAAGTGGAAGGTGAAGACTGGACTGAAATGGTCTGCGTTCGCGAAGGCGTTTATGATATGGAAAAGATGAAAGCATATCATAATCGCAAGAAGAATGCCTTTCGATTGTTTGGAAAATATTACGAAAATCTCTGGGACTAAAAGGAACACACAATGCTACCACCAGTAACAATTTATACAAATAACGACGACATCAAGTATGCCATGTTTGATGTTAATGAAGTAATCTCTGACGAAATTCGTAAGAATGGTTGCTGGAATTATCCTGCAATTGATATTTGCGATAAAGTTCTTGCTGTTGCAGATCAAGGAAGCCGAGTCATTGATGTTGGAGCAGGATTGGGATCATTTACCGTTCCATTGGCAATTAAATATGCTAACAAGCATATCTTCTCAGCATTTGAACCAATTCATCCGTTGTTTTTACAACTTTGTACAAACACGCTGCTGAATAATTTGGATAATGTTAAAAATTACAATACTGCGTTGTCAAATTTTAATGATACGGTCGATGCTCCAATTCTAGAAATCAATAGTTGCGGAAATCATGGATCATACTCTTTTGTTAAGAATATTAACGATTTGAGAAATATGGCACCTTCTGCTAAAACAGATGTTTATGAGTTCAGAACTTTAGATTCTTATAGATTTGCGAAAGTTGGTGTGATAAAAGTTTCTGCTCCAGGAATGGAACTTGAGGTGTTAACTGGCGCAAATGAAACTATTTCAATGAGTAAACATCCGCCAGTCATATTCGAAGCATGGTCAAATGAATGGTACAAATATCAAAAAGAAGCAATCATTGATTTCTTCCAGAAACATGGCTATGAACACTATTGCTTCATGGGAGAACATATCATGGCATTTAAAACTTATGCTCAATGGAACGATTGTATTAATGGTGGTGCACAATCACTTCAATCAACTCCAACCAACCAAACTGCAGTAGATGCGGCAAACACAACTCAAACCAGTTCATCATTTAAAATTAGTGAACAACATCATGACACAAAAGCAGTTTTACAAAATCAAGTTGTCTTGCGATAAGGAATAATTTGTGAGAGTTTCTGTTATTACACCCACAACGGGCAATCCATATCTTGCTGAATGTATTGAATCAGTAAGAGCGCAAACATATTCAAACGTCGAACACATCGTAGTAGTCGACGGTCGCGAAAGATGGGATAAGGCAAACGAAATTTTACTCGCCGCCGAATTTCCAAATGGAGTGAATGAACATGTTTGCGTCTTACCCTATCCTACAGGCACTAATCGTTACAACGGTCATCGTGTGTACGGTGCTGCTACTTATTTCGCAGATGGCGATTATCATCTCTGGCTAGATGATGACAACGTATTAGAACCAAATCATGTTGAGAGTTTGGTCAAATTGGTTCAAGAAAAGAATCTAGATTGGGCATACTCATTACGCAAGATCATTGACAAAGACGGCAACGTTCTATGCCTAGATGATTGCGAGTCGCTTGGTATGTGGGCAAGCATTCTTCATCCAGAAGATTATTTTGTCGATGTTAATTGTTACTTTGTCAAGAAACAAGTTGCTGTTGGAATCACTCCAGTCTGGTATCGTAAATTCCGCGAGCCAGGTCAGATGGAAATTGATCGAGCAATCGCATCTGTATTGATGCATCAGAATAATAAGTTGAAGTTTGACTGCACTCGAGATTATACTGTAAAATATCGAGTTGGTAATACTGGTCTGTCAGTGCAAGCAGAGTTTTTCCTCAAGGGAAACGAAGCAATGTTACAGAAATATAATGGCGATCTGCCGTGGAAGAAATAGTGAAACCAATAAAAACAAAAATTCATCAGGGTCATGATCCTTTCTTAGATTTTGAGCCGATGGCTGAAGATATGCAAGGATGGGGCAGTACTGATGAAGCATTTGCCCAAGTCATTGATCAAATCAGACCAACAACGATCATTGAAGTTGGCACTTGGAAAGGATGTTCAGCCATTCATATGGCAAAGACTGCCCTTGAAAAGGGTATTCCTCGAGATCAACTTGAAATTGTTTGTGTTGATACTTGGCTCGGTTCTGTTGAACATTATGAGTTTGGCAACTTAAATGAACAATGTAGAATTCATGGTCGACCAAATTTTTATAATCAGTTTCTCTCAAACGTAGTCCATGCTGGATTGTCAGATGTCATTACTCCATTCCCAATGGATTCAATTAATGCAAATGAATGTTTTCAGAGATGGGAATTCAAAGCAGATCTAATTTACATTGATGCTGCCCATGATTATAATTCAGTTAAACTTGATGCGTTTATGTGGAGTAGCATACTGCGTGATGGTGGATATATGCTATTCGACGATTGGCATTTCGAACCAATTCGAAGAGCCGTGCATGATACCTTCTCAGAAGAAAAGGTCTTTATGACTGGAGGTAAAGCAACATGGGTGAAGTAAGGAATCCTTGCATTGCCACTCTTTTCATGAGTAACATCGATGAGAAGATGGTAAAAATGCAAAGGCTTGTTGTTGAAAAATATAACAAGTCCAAGATAGTACATTATCCTGTATTGACTGGTGCTGATCCTGGAACTACAATGACTAAACTTGTTCCGATGCTAGAGGAACGGGGTCATGATGCAATCATGTTTCTTGATGTTGATGCATTGCCATTGACTGATAATGCATTGGATTATTTCTTCGAACAAGCATATGCTGGCAAATTGATTGGCTCTGCACAACGCAGCAATCACATTCAAAACAATCAGCATGTCTTTGCTGCTCCACACAATATTACATTCACGACTGATCTCTATAAGAGAATTGGAAGTCCATCATTCTCACCAAATCAAAGAGGTGATGTTTCAGAAGAATTGACTTTTGCTGCAGAAGAAAATAATATTCCTGTTGAGATCGTGATGCCATTGCATTATGATGCGCCACCAATTCGTATGGCTTGGGAGCCAAAAGACTCACCGCCATATTGGGATCTTGCTGATGGCATGCCAAAGTATGGTATCGGTACAACATTTGGTACAGAAGGAAATGAAATGTTCTGGCATATGTATCAAAGTTTTCATCAAGGACAAACTGAACGATTTATCAAAAAATGTGAGGAATTGTTAAATGGCTAATCGTAGTGACTTTTTTAATGCTAAACTTCCACGCAGCACAAAGCGCATGCTGACAATGGGTCAAGTGTATGGTTGGACTGGAGATCAACATGCACGTGGTGATCTTCGCAGATCAATGATTGCTGCTCATGCTAATCATGTTGGCTTCAAACTCAAGCGACACTCAACAGAGAATCGTGACGCATCCGATAACGAATAATGCATACTCTGAAAGATTTAAATGATCTTTTGATTTCGAAACAAATTGAAATCAAAGAGTTTGGTGGCTGGTATCTGAAAGTTGGGGAAGATACATGGACAATGTCGCATGATATTTTATATCGAAATGGATTGCCGCAAAGTCTGAGAGAAAAAGATTTATTTGATAATTACAAAAGGAAAACACAAAATGTCGAAGATCATGTCGTTAAAACTCGTAACTGGCGAGGAATTAGTAGCAGAAATTATCAGTGAAGAAGAAGATTTCATTGAACTGAAGAATCCAGTTGCTGCAGTAATGCAACGCCGTCAAGATGGACCTGCTCTTGGATTCATGCCTTGGATGCAAGCAGCAAATGGACCAACATTCGTGATTGCTAAAGATAAAATTGTATGTGAGTCAGAAGTTGCCGATGAGGTTAGAAACGGATATAATGAGATCTTTGGAGCAGGAATTATGGTTCCGCCGCAGCAATTGATTACGGGGTAAAACTTGTCCGATTTTTATACAAATGTCAGCGTCTCTGGTCGATTTATTCTTCTGAGAGGTGTTGAAAATGATAAAAGGGTCAGGCGAAAGGTTGAATTTCGCCCGACCTTTTTTCTTTCCAGCCAAGAGAAATCTGAATACACGACTCTTGCTGGTGAGTATGTGAAACCTATTCAGCCAGGAACCATTCCTGAATGTCGTGAATTCTTGGAGAGGTACGAAAGTGTCGACAATTTTCCTGTTTTTGGGAATAATCGCTATGAGTATGCTTATATTGCTGATGAGTATCCTGATGATATTCTTTGGGATGTCAGTAAAATACTTATTGCCTATATTGATATCGAAGTTGGATCCGAAAATGGATTTCCAGAACCAAGAGATGCAAATGAAGCAATCACAGCAATCTCTATCAAAGTCAAAGGTAATTATTTTGTGTTTGGTTGTGGCGATTATATCAAGCATCGTGACGACGTGCACTATGCAAAGTGTCGTGATGAGTCCGACCTCATACGAAGGTTCCTTGATCTATGGACAAGATGGCATCCAGATGTAGTCACTGGTTGGAACGTCGAGCAATTCGATATTCCATATCTTGCGAATCGTATCATCAAACTCTTTGGTGAAGATGAAGCCAAGAAGTTGTCTCCTTGGAATCGTATCAGCAAACGCGATACGGTGATGATGAATCGTCCTGTGCAGTTCTACGATATTTCTGGCATTGCCATTCTTGACTACATTCAACTCTATCGTAAGTTTACCTATTCGCAGCAAGAGTCTTATCGTCTTGATAACATTGCTCACGTTGAGTTGGGCGAAAAGAAATTAGATTATTCTGAATTTGAAACTCTACATCAACTCTACAAACACGACTATCAAAAGTTCATTGAGTATAACATCAAGGACGTAGAACTTGTTGAGAAACTTGAAGATAAGATGAAGTTGATTGAGTTGGCGTTGACTCTTGCATATGATAACAAAGTAAACTATGATGACGTATTCACGCAGGTTCGTATGTGGGACGCGATTGTTTATAATAGTCTTTTGAAAAAGAAAATTGTAATCCCTCAGATGTCAAAGAGTATCAAGAGTTCGCAATACGAAGGTGCATATGTCAAGGATCCAATCCTTGGCATGCATGAGTGGGTTGCATCATTCGACTTGAACAGTCTGTATCCACACTTGATCATGCAGTATAATATTTCAATGGAAACTTTGATTGAGCCAACGAAATATAATCAAACCATGCGCGAGTTCATTCAGAATAGTAATGTAAATGTCGATGCATTACTCAATCAAAGGGTTGATACTTCTGCCTTGACGAATCTTGGTGTAACTGTGACGCCGAACGGTCAATTGTTCCATGTGAATAAAGGTCAGGGTGTTCTACCTGAGATCATGGACACGATGTATAAAGATCGTACACGCTATAAGAAGTTAGCGTTGGAAGCCAAAAAGAAGATCGAAACTGTTCTTGAAGATAAGAATCAAGTGCAGTATCTCGAAAAGCAAGTGGCACGATATAACAATCTTCAGTTGGCAAAGAAAGTCACTTTGAACTCTGCTTACGGTGCGCTAGGCAATCAATACTTCCGCTTCTTTGATATTCGTATCGCCGAAGGTATCACCACAGCAGGTCAGTTGTCTATTCGTTGGATCGAAAAGAAGATCAACGAGTATATGAATGGTTTGTTGAAGACCAAAGAAGAAGATTATGTAATTGCATCTGATACTGACTCGATCTATTTGAACATGGGTCCGTTGGTCAAGAAACTTTATCCTGATACTTCAGACACAAAGAAAGTGATTAAGTTTATGGATAAAGTTTGTGATGATAAGATTCAGCCGTTCATTGATGCATCGTATTCAGAACTGAAAGAGTATGTCAATGCGTATCAACAGCGTATGGAAATGAAGCGTGAGTCTTTGGCTGACAAAGCAATCTGGACTGCAAAGAAACGTTATATTCTAAATGTCCATAACAGCGAAGGTGTTGCGTATGCGAAACCTAAACTCAAAATCATGGGGCTTGAAGCGGTTAAATCGTCTACGCCTTCTGCTTGCCGTCAAAAGATTAAAGAAGCGATTACGATCATCATGACGCAAACTGAAGATGATCTACATAAGTTTATCGAAGGATTTCGAGAAGACTTTCGAAAATTGCCTGTAGAAGACATTTCCTTTCCAAGATCTGTCAATGGACTTAAAGAATATTCTGATACAGTGCACATCTTTAAGAAAGGAACTCCAATTCACGTGAAGGGTGCTCTTGTATACAATTATTTTTTGCGAGAAAATAATCTCACAAAGCGATATCAAGAAATACAAGAAGGTGAGAAGATTAAGTTTGTTTATCTGAAGCAGCCAAATATCTTCAATAACAACACTCTTGCATTCTTGTCTGGTATACCAA